TCCATCGCCTAAGCTCCTTTTTATCTTCATTAATGTTACCTCAACCCTAGTATCACTAGCTTTCAAACGATCAACTACAATATAAACATATGGCTGGAACTCATTATTCCATCTACGTTTAAAACGAGTTAAGTAACTCTCATAAGTCATAGTCCTCATCTTATTATGAGTATCAAACTCTCTTGTATTAATCGCCATATTTTTACCCTTCCAGTCGAAATACGTCTCCTCATATTCCGTACCAGCTTCAATTAATTCATCTATTCTATGATCTATCATTATTCACCTTTCACTTTATAGTATACTTTTTGTCCACGTTTAGGAGCCTTTTCAATTTTATTACTTGCCAGCAACTTCATGAAACATTTTCTTACTGTACTCACACCCATGCCTGTTTGTGACACAACATCATTACAACACATCTCACCATTATGACTGATGTTTCTAAATACAGACTCTTCAGAAGCTGAGCTAGTATTACTGTTTGGTATCTCAAACACACCATCTGGATGGGTTAAATTCATATCCAACTCTTCAATTACATTACCATTACGCTGAGTATCACACCTCATCTTACGTAAGATCCCATCTTTCTTTTTATTCCAAGTGATACGGAATACGTGATTTACAAATGCCTTGAATACGAATGAACCCATGATAGCATTATCACCCTCTTCAATATCATCACCCATTTGACTTTTCTTACCTCTATGCTCATGATGAACTAACATCAAAGCACAATGGAAGCGATCCATTAGCTTACGAATATATCCTGTGTAAGCCCTAGCCGCTTTATTATCGCTCAAATCTCCAGCCATTGATTGGTAGATCGGGTCGATAACTATTACATCTGGTATAAAGTCAGTGTCCGAGTCTAAACACTCAACAATATAATCATAACCCTCTTGTGTATCTAAATTAATAGAAGGTACATATAAATGTCTCCATCTATCTGGGTCCCAATCTACATGAGGATGGTTAACTGATGTAACGATCCTGTCCTTAGTAGCACTCATTGAGCCCTCAGCCTGTATGTAAAGGACGTTCAATGGCTTTACCACATCAAACTGCCCTAAGAAGGGCTTACCAACTGTCATAGCGTAACACATCTGGGAGCTGAAGAACGTCTTACCAACTTTCTCTTTAGCTAAAATAAGACAAACATCATCTCTCCAGATCATATTCTCTACTAAATAATCATTTGGCTCACATGGTAATCTTAATATATCATGACCAGTCATCATTGGCTGGTTCATTATTTCTTTGTACAGTGCATCTTTTAAATTACTTATTATCTCTGCGGATAAGTCTGGATTGACAATAGACATTAATGTCATATCCTTCTTAAACCATTCTTGATCTGTTATTAATCGTTCGCTTTTGCCCATGAATAGTAAAACTCCTGTATGTAGATGGACATTTCTTCTCTGTTCTTACAGCAAACAAAGGGAATACCATATTTGTTTAATAGGGTAAATAATGTTCTGGATATTCCTACACCGGACATCTTAGATCTTTTGTATCCAGCTCGGATACTCATTAATGGTTTCTCTATGATAATGATCAGTAATACTTTATCAGCTTTTGCTCGTGCTAATTCCTTCTTAAATCTTTTAAAACCCTTACCCATAGTGCCGAATAAATCTGGTATCGACTTCCTCTCAAAGACGACTGGAACACGCTCACCATTGTATTTACATCCGTAATCACCATAGGACATTGTAGCTCTACTTACTGACTGTACATAACTCTGATCAAAATCTAACATCTTTTGTTCTCTTGTGTCGATGAACATTTCTAGCATAAACACCTTTCGGTAAAAAACTGCGAGACTAGGACTCGAACCTAGAATATCTGGTTAACAGCCAAATGTGATACCATTTCACTATCTCGCATTATATTAATGAGTGCCAGCAACCGATAAAGGAGTTAACCAGCTACTGACACTCGGTGGGCTTAAAACACTACCATTGTGAGTCTGATGGTGTTTCTTCTTTCTTCTCTGCTAACTTGAACTCACAAACGATTTTGACAGTTTGTTTCTTGTTCTTGTTAGGATAAGCTGTTACGTTAACCATCTTATCAACTAATTGTTCACCGATAGTCTCTGCAACTTCATACTTATCAGTTGAATTAACCGTAACACCTTCCAATACTCCGGCAGTGTGTAGGTCACTAAACAATCGTTTGATACCTAGATCTGGATCGTCGCTATACTGAGAAGTACCTACAAAGTAAGTCTTATCTAAATAACGATTACCAGATTTATCACCTTCAACATCTTCTTGAGCTTGTAACTTCAAAGCAAAGAAGTCATAAGGTGTTCCGGGATTTTTACTCTGTGGTCCAGACTCACCAGTACGTCTCGTTAGCTCTGTGATACGACAGCGATACTTACCTCTAATCGCTTTATCGAAATCAAGACCTTCTGAGTCCTCGATGATCTCTGGAGCCCAATCTCCATCAAACATATTAATAATTTGATCTACGCTTGAACTGTTGTTTACTACTGGTGCTTCGTTCGTTACTGTTTCGCTCATACTCGTGCTCCTCCTATTGTTGTTATTAATCAAACTCTGCTCTTAACTTATCATAGTTAACCTTGTCATCATCTGCCCATTGCCAACCGTCTCCCACAATACCACCACGAGACTTTGCTTCACGACTCTTAGTAGGTTTTGTGTAAACCGTTCGCCTTAGAACATCACCCATCATAACACCCTTAACGTGCAATGTATGATCTGACCATGCTAGTATATCTCCACCTACTTTACCACCAACACTTATTGTAGATTTAGAGTATGCACTTTGCCCACTCTCATCAATCGTCTTATTCTCAAGATGACCGATTACAACTTTAGCACATGGTAATGCTTCAATTGCTTTTAGAACCTTATCAACCTTATTCCGTCTCATATCCCATCCAGTACCAATTCCCGGATATTCTCCGATAGTAGTAATGTCTTGATTAGGATACTTCTCTTGTCCATAGGCAACAACTTGCTCTGTAGCCATGTCTAAGACACGATCAATAGTATCAATGACTATTGTATCGTATGGGAATGTAGCTGGGTTCTTACCAGCTTGAAGTAACTCTTTAATGACATTTACTAGCTGTCCATAAGACCTACATGGAGCCTTGTAAGCGTCGATAAAGTTTAATCCAGCTTCCGTTTCGATGTATAATACATTCTCACCAAAACTCCAGAAAGTAGATTTTCCAATTCCACTGTCACCGATCATTAAGAACTTCTGATCAATCCATCTTTTACTAATACCACTTTTAACACTTGGTAATACCATCCTCACCTCCTTTAATTATACCTCTCTTCATTTGTTTTACTCGTCGAGCTTTCTCTTGTTCACCCTCATGGGGTCTATACTTGCTTGGATTTGACATCAATCACCTCCTCGTTTTTAATATCACCGATGTAGATCACTTCTTAAGATTTCAAACATTATTATTAACCTCCTGTACTTCTGTTAATGTAAAAGCATTTCTATTACTGATATGCACACCATTCTAATCTATGAGAGAGCCAGATAATCCTAATCTATTACCCATATCAAATTAGCTAAGTTTACTTGTAGGAAAATATTATGACCAACTTTAACTCTAACATCAGCCTGTTCAACTCTATCATACCAGCTCATTAACCCTACTTATCTAAATAATGACTAACCCAATCTTCATGAGTTGGGAACCTACCTTTATACTCTTTACCTTCATATATTAACTTCCACTCACTCCACTCTTTACTGTAGTCTCTACTATCTACAGACTTATCAGTGTAGTCATAACCAGCTTCGGATAGAACCTTATCACCATGATTGCAGATATTCCAACAGTCTTCCTCGTCGAGAATACCCTTATCATATAGTGCTTGGACTCTACCAGAGTGTATGTAATCATGACAGGTTGGACAGACCGCAAAGATACCGTCGAGCTCTGCTGTAAACTCGTCATAGTTAATCTTATAAGTCTCATGTGCATGAAGTTTTAATACACCCTCAAACACATTCCTTTCCTCATTCCACTCAGCTTGAATACCACAGGCTTCACAGTGATAGTCAGCGTCCTTATATACTTTTCGCCTAGTGATGTCCCAAAGCTTCTGACCCATAAGCTCTCTAGGACACATACCATGTAAAGGTTTAGGAATATTAGGATGCAATAATAATTCCGGCTTAAGAACAATGTCTTCAACCACCCGTTCATCAAACGAGCCAATCAAATCATCTAACTTTTCGCTCATATATTATACCATACCTTTCTTAAAAATGCCAAACTTATTTTTTTTATTTTTCTATCACAAGAGTGCCTGTCTTTTGTAACTCACAAAGCATCTCTAGGTAGTGACTAGCTTTCGCTAAATCCTTCTCTGGAGCACCTTTATGTTGATAGCGTAATATATACTTAATTACATTACCCTCAAGATACCCTAAGTTATTTCTAGCGATAAACTCCACTGGTTGAATTGCGTGTCTTGCGTAGTGTGATTGGTTCTTTACATCTTCACTCATGATTTCTCCTTTAGGTATGTTAGTATTGCGTCTGCATTAGCTTGCCAATCTAATGGGTGTATGTCTGACCTAATAGATATGCTCTTTAAAGCATCAACCATGACTTCCCGTTCAACAGGCTTACACTTCTTACACTCAACAGTTAATTCATCATCTCTCTCACCTATTGGGTAAATAGAAACCTTTCCTGTGCCTTTGCAATTTGAGCATACAAGCTTATCCTTAATTGAGCGTATGAAGTCTTTAAGTTTAACACAATGACCTATACATAATGTCTTTGAATCACCAAAATACTCTAACTCAAACTCCTCTTCCCAATCACCCTTACACTCTTTAGGAGTGCCAAGTTTATCGTATAAAACCCTAGACTCACTCTCAATAATAAGTGCTTGCTCCTTACTATACTCACCATAAGTATTAAGGCATAATA